TCTCGGCTTCTAGAACTTCTCGGCGAGGTGCCGAGGGAACAAGCCACAGGAGGGCTGAACATCATGGCTGATGAGCCGCAGATCGAAAATGAGCCCGTCGAGGAGATCGAGACGGAGCCCATCGAAGAGGAACCGGACGACGACGCAAAGCCGTTCGATGGCGAGTACGACGCGGCGCGAGCCCGCCGCACCATCGACAAGCTGCGCGGGGACATTCGCGACCTGAAAAAGCAGAAGGAAACACCGAAGGACGATCCCGAGCGGGACCGCCTGACCGTGGAGAACCTGCAGCTTCGGGTGGCGCTCGAACTCGGCATCCCGGAAAAGCTCGCGACGCGCCTGCGCGGCAGCACGCGCGAGGAGCTGATCGAAGACGCCGGCGAGCTGCTGGACACAGTCTCCCCGCAGAAGCGGGAAGAGCCGAAGTCACAGCAGCCCAAGCCGCGCCTGAAGGGTGGCTCGCAGCCGCAGGAGGAACCGGAGCTGTCCGCAAAAGACATCGTCGCTGCAGCCCGCCGCCGATAACCAACACATTCACCAAGCCCGCAGTCATGCCATGTGCTGCGGGCTTTTCCATTCTGGAGGTTCCACATGGCTGACAAGAACATCTTCGTCAAGGCGACGAAGCTGGCCGCGACTGCTCTCGAGCTGCTTCGCGGCCAGGTGAAGGCTCCTGGCCTTTTCGTCCATAAGTACGGCATCAGTGACTTCAAGGGCGCTGCTGGCGACATCGTCATGGTGAAGCGCCCTCCGCTTCTCCGCGCCCGCGACAAGGGATGGCGCACCTCGAACGCGATCATCGTCGACAACATCATTCAGTCGAAGATCGCGGTCCCGCTCGACAAGTTCCCGTACCAGGCGGTTCACCTGTCCCCGGAGGAAGCAACGCTGGACGAGGTCGAGTACGTTCGCGACATCCAGTCCCCGCAGGTGATCTCGATGTCGGACTTCTACGAGGAGACGATCATCGACGCCCTCGCAGGCGCAGACTTCGTGTTCGAGGTGAACTTCGCACCGAACCCGACCGGAACGGACTACTCGAACGACGCCCGACGGGTCGCTCTCCGAGCCCGAAAGCACTTCCAGGACGCGAAGGTTCCGTCGAGCGGCCGCTACTGGCTGGTCGGTTCGAGCGTCTCGGAAGCGATCGCCGGCCACCCCCAGCTGCTCGAGGTCGACGCCTCGGGGCTTCCCGAGGCGCTTCGCGACGGTGTCGTGGGCAAGCTCGGAGGCTTCGTCATCGTGGAGATGGACGCACTCAGCGAGAACGAGTCCTACTTCGCCCACGAGACCGCTGTTGCGATGGCAAACGTCGCCCCGGTGGTGCCTCGCGGCGCCGTCGCAGGCCACACGGTCGCAGAAGCGGGTCTCGCGATCACGCAGATCTTCGACTACGACAGCATCAACGCGAAGGACCGCTCCATCGTGGAGTCCTTCGTCGGCGCGGTCCCGGTCCTGGACCCCGAGGTCGGCCCTGACGGCCACATCGTCCTCGACGGTGACGAACCGGTGATGGACTTCTTCCGCGCGGTGAAGGTCAACTTCGGCGTCCCGGACTCGAACGCCTCCACCACGTGGACGCTCGCGAACACCGGCACCGTCTCGGGCGGAACCTTCACCCTCTCGGTGGATGGTGACGCGACCGAGCCGATCGCGTTCGACGCGAACAACCCGGTCATCGCAGCCGCGCTCAACGCGCTCGACGGGGTCGCAGGCGTGACCGTGACTGGCACCACCGCCAAGACGATCAAGTTCGTCGAAGCTGTGGTCGTCACCGCGAACAGCGGAGCGATCACCGGCGGCGGTTCAAAGACCGTCACCAAGGCCTGAGTCTGACTGGCGGGAGGCAGCCGAACCTGCCTCCCGCCCTCTCTGGAAGGCGGTAACCATGGGCGCACCACTAGTAGCCCCTGAAACGCTCGCATCCTGGCTAGGGCTCGAGTTCGATGACGCCGACACAGCGCGTGCGGGGACCGTGATCCAGATGGTCTCTGGGTTCGCCAGGGCCGAGGCCGGGCAGGACGATTGGAAAGCAGAGAACGTCCCTGAAGACGTTGCTCTGATCGTCCTGCTCGCCTCGGTTCGCTGCTGGTCAAACCCGGACCTGAAGACATCGGTCACGCATGACGACGTGACCCGGCGCTGGGAAGCCGGCCAGTTCTTCGACGAGTCGCAGCTGCGCGTTCTGCGACGACACCGGCCTGGATCGGGCGGCGGGCTCTCGTCTGTCCGGTACACCACTCCTTCTGCCCAGGTGGCCGACAGGACAGCATGGTTCGAGGTTGAGGGCGGTCGCCCGGTTGGGATGTACCGTGGGCGCGGATATTGACCTTGCGATGGCACGCCGTGAGGCGGAACGGGATATGCGAGACAGGTGCCGCGTGTTCCGCCTCGTTAAAGGGAGCGTGCTCGACGAAGCGACTGGTGAGTACCCAACGGGCGAGCAGACGATCTACGAGGGTAAGGCTCGACTGAAGTCGCCCCGTATGACGGCGCGTGAGGTCGATGCTGGCTCGCAGCTGCAGGTCGTGACTTCCACTGAGCTGCAGGTCCCGGTCGATGCTGAGGATCTGGTGGCGGGGAGCGTGGTCGAGATGACTGCGTGCCCGGACCGGCCGAAACAGGTCGGGCGCCGGTTCAAGGTGGTGGGTCCGTTCGACGGCACCCAGACGACGAAGCTCCGTTATCGCGTGGAGGCTGCTGATGGACGTTGACTTCTCCGAGCTGGACAAGCTCGCAGCGGATCTACGTGAGGCGCCTGAGTCTGTCGGCCGGTTCGCCCGCAAGGCGGTCGAGGTGACCGCCCGGAAGGTGAAGGATTCGTGGCGGGAGAACGCGCAGGGCATGTCCCACGCGCCGGCGTTCCCGTACTCGATCTCGTACGACATCGAAGGCTCCTTTGGGCAGATCGATGCGGAGATCGGACCGGACAAGGGCGCCACGCAGGGTGCTCTGGGAAACCTGATCGAGTTCGGGTCCCGGAACAACGCCCCGCAGGGCCTCGGGCATGGTGCACTGCAGGCCAACGAGCAGGATTTCGCCGATGGGCTGCAGCGCGCGGTCGACGACGCACTCAGGGAGGCGGGCTTGTGATTCGTGCGCATCGTGACGCGGTGAAGGCGTCTCTCGAGGCTGATCTTCCGGGGTCGGTGTTCTCGTCGTATTCGGCGGTGAAGGACGCGAAGCGGTACGCCGTGGTGTTCATCGGCCGCACTTCGAAACCGCAGCTGAGGTACACGTCGGGCCAGGTCCGTGATGTGTTCACGGTGACGGTGCATTCGGTGGGTGTGGACGAGGACTCTGCGTTGTGGGTGCAGGAGCGCGTCGACCAGTTGACCGGGCGGCAGCTCGTCGTTGCTGGTCGGCGCCTGCAGAAGGTCCGGTACGTGACCGGGCGGCCGCCTCAGCTGGACGACGACTCGACTGCGCCGCTCTGGTTCACGATCTCCCAGTTCGACATCGTCTCCGACCCCGCCTGACGGGGTCTTCGCATTTCAGGGGGTCCCGTATGGGGTTCATTCGGGTGCGCGCGTCGAAGGGCGTAGTGCACGAGTTCGACATTTCCGAGGCCGCGTACGCGCGCGACAAGCGTGCATACAAGGTTCTCGACCGGGCGCCGGTGCATTCGCCGCGACCGGTGAAGTACATCGATGCGGGGCAGCCCGCAGAAACCGCGCCAGCTGTGACTGGCGGGAAGGAGTGACCATGCCTCTTGAGCAGGTACAGAAGGGCACCGCGTCTGACGGCAACGGCCTGGTGCTGTGGGTGCCAGCGATCGCGGATCCGTCGAAGCCGAAGCTGTCGGAGCTGACCGCGGCGTCGGTCGTGAAGCTGACGTACGGTCTCACGCCGGACGGGTTCGCGCACGACACTTCGGTGGCGACGATCACGAGCGGACGCTTCACGCTGAAGCAGGTCATCGAAGCCGACGGCAAGATCACGGACACCGTCGAGGTGAAGTACGTGTGGCAGGGCACGGAGGACGACATCGTCCGCACGACCCTGACCTACAACACGGAGGGCTTCATCGTGAAGCGTCTCGCGGTCGCGAACGAGGTCGCGATCGAGGCGGATCAGCTGGTGACGGTGATCCCGGTGCGGTGCGGCCTGATCCGTGACGTGCCGCCCGCTGAGAACACGGAGCTGATGAAGATTCAGAAACTCAACGTGATCGGCACGGTCGAGCGCGACGTGAAGGTCGTCGCTGGCCCGTAAGTAGACCGCCTGGGGTGGGGTTTCTCGCCTCCCCACCCCAGGCTCTCTCTAGGCGAGGTGAAGGTGAGATTTCA